GAGTCTATGAAGTCCTCTCATTACAAGTTAATGAGACGTTGGAGTACGCCGACAATTCCAGGACGGGGCGTAGACCTACTCTTTAGCAAGAGCGATCAGCGCTTTTATCACCACAAGTGCGATAAATGTAATGAGTGGCAAGTCCTTACCCTAGAGGACAACGTGCTTCAAATTGATGAGAAAGGTGTAGATTTGGTTAACGAGCAGATAAAGGACAATACATTCATGTTTATATGCTCTAAGTGTAAGAGAGAGCTTAATCGCTGGTTTAAGGGCGAATATGTCGCCAAATTCCCGGATAGGCACGAGATTAGGGGATATCATATATCTCAGTTGGATGCGGTGTGGATCAGCGCAGATGAGATAATGCGTAACCAATTCCAGTATAAGGTAAAGCAGCTATTCTATAATTACGTAATCGGGATACCCTATGCTAGTGAAGGGCTAATGATCACAGATCAAGACGTCTATTCCTGCATAGGTTACCAAGAGCCTGTCGGCTGGAGAGACTATTCAAGGTACAAGAAGATAGTCGCAGGTGTGGACTGGGGCTACTTTAACTGGATGGTCATACTGGGGCTAACTGACGATGATCAGGTAGAACTCCTAGACCTTCACTGGGTAGAGGATAACCCATCTAAGCCGCTAGACTGCGTTAATATGTTCTCTGCCCTATTGAAGCCTTATGACCCTGATGTCATAGTCGCAGATAACGGCTTCGGTGCTGACAGGAACTCATACCTGCTACAACAATTCCCTGGTAAGGTGTATGCGTGTGACTGGGACACACCTAAGAGCAATATTCCTTTAGTAGATTCTTGGAACGACAAAGGACAGCGGGTACGTGTTGATAAGACCACCAAGATGAAGCGGACGCTTTATAATGTTAAGAGTAGAGCTGTACGTACATTCGGTGAGAGTGAAAAGCTTAGTATGTTAATCAAGCATTTGAAGAATGTACGTTTCTTAATGGAGGAAGAGGACGGATTGGTGTACGAGCGTGTTACACGTATAGGCGACGATCACCTTGCCTGCGCTATGTCCTACGCTTATATAGCCCTTGACCGCATCCTTGAGCTACACGTGCCTAGATCACAGTTTGGCTTTGAATTCATATGATAGGAGGTACCACAATGGATCTATACTTGAATGTAGACAAGCCTAGAAAGAAAAGCATTGCTAGGGTAGATGGTGATGCCAAGAAACGCAAACCATCTAGGGAAGAACAGCTTGCCGAAGCCCTTGGAGTGGAAAATTTTCTAGGTGATCTTACCTCAAAAACGGTCGTTCGTAAGTCGGAGGAACTTTCACCTACCCAAGTTTTTGGCGATATGGAAACGATTTTATACAAATCCTGTAGTCCTGCTTTGGTAGAACACCTTGCTGAAAAGGTTCATAATGCTTGGCGGGAACTGGCACCAGAGGGTCACCGTAATCAGGTTCCATACAATGAGCTAACGGAAGCCCAGAAGGATAAGGATCGCCAGACTGTTGAGGCTGTACTGCATGCCCTAGATGCTATGCATCTATTCAGTGATGAAGAAGGGAAGATACAGGCGGCTCTAAGCAAGAAGTTCATCGCTGATGAACACATTGGCAAGGCTGATAACTCCCATCTACCTAAAGGGGCTGAGCGCTGCGCCTACACCCCTAACACTAACTATGGTATAGTGTATATTCCGGTCAATCGCCTACGTCAGGTATACCAGACTGATGAAGCTCTTAACCCAGCAAAGGTTAATGAGAACCGTAGGAAGATGCGTGAGGGTATCCCATTGTCCCCTGTGGAAATAGGATACAACTATGATGTACACGACGGTCACCATAGGTGGGAAGCAGCTAAGAAGGAAGGTCACACTCATGTGCCTTGTAAGGTAGTCGGTACCGACCCTGAAAAGGTAAAGGAGGCTAGGCAAAAATACATGGACGTATGGAAAAGCTTAGCTATTGACCTCAAAGAGGGCTTATATGTTGACTTAGGGAAGTCTATGGGTCACCTGGACTTCTCTAAGCTCGTTAAGAAGGCTGTACAAGTACGGGGTAAGGATGGGAAGATATTCACCCGTATGCAATGGGTAGCCCCTAACGAAATCTCCACCGGACATGGTGTACGTAAGATAGCGTCACTGAACGACATGCAGGATGCCATTAAGCATGGTATTAAAGACCACCCACAGTTCTGGGATGCCCTACATGAGCAAGGTCTAAACCCGAACACTATGGCTCAGCATGACCCTAAGCATCACCCTCACTTCTACTTACCCGAAACAGAGGAAAGTGCTGACAATGGTAGATTCAGCTCTAACCACATTGCTCATGGAAGGCGTGTAATGGGGCATAAGGTTTATGAGGGTGATGAACTGCTGCATAAGCAGGATCAGGTACAGGAGCATAAGAATCGCAAAATGGCAGAAGCTCATGCTAGCAAAGACATATGGAGTGACAATCACACTCCTAAACATATTGACGGTCAGAAGCTACGTAGTGGCACTAGCCTGGTAAGCCAATTCCAGAGCAAGATAGACGACTTCGTAGAGAAGCAAAGTATGGGTGACCCTGACTGGGAAGAGAAGCATGCTGGAGGTAACGCCTATAAGCATTTGCATGATCTCCTAAAGGGCACGACTGTAGAAGGCTTAGAGCATGTATTTAGCCATCCTGATGGTGTATTCACAGCTAAGCTGGCTCAGTTCGATCCTAACTTTGATAGCGACTTCCAGTCCTTAGGAGCACGTGCCCAGATGAATCTATACCACCAAGACGGCTCTTGGATGGGACAGATAGATCGCATTGTCATGAATAATACCAATGCCGATATGAACCACCAGGGTACGTTGGTTAACAACAAGCTGTTCGAGATAGATAAGAGGCACCAAGGTACTAACGTAGCCGGACATATGTATGAACGTAGTGAAGACTACTGGAAGCACTTGGCTAACGGCGGGGATGTACACATCTTTATGACTGCTAATATCTCGGTGGGAACCTATGCTTGGGCTAAGAAAGGGTTCGATTTCTATGATGAGATTGATGCCCATATGAAACGTGAAGAGCTGATTGGCTTCCTAAAAGCCCACAATCTAGATATTGGCAGCACTGTTAAAGACAGCGGATTCGACCATATATCAGATATAAAGACCGCCCAAGACTTCGCTGAGCTAGACTGCGGTAAGGCTTTTGATCCCTCCACTGTGGCTAAGACTCCTATGCCTAATGACAACGATAGGAGCAAGCCTAACAGGGTTGAGAAATTAGAAGAGATAAGAGACGAGCCGATGCACCTTGGTAAGGCTTTCATGCTATTTGGTGCATCTAGCTGGGATGGATATAAGAAACTGTAGGAGGTGCCAACATGCAAGTTATCCCTATAGTACAGACTAACTCCAATGGTAACAAGGGTAGGGAGGGCTTGGTTGTAGACGGTGATAAGGTCATCCATGATGATTCATGGCTTCATAGGGATGTTATGAGCGAAAAGAGCATTATCGCCGAGCTACCTGAGCAGGAACGAGCAGTATCCAAATCTAACCAAGATGTGGATATTGTCTTTGTCCTAGACCTTAATCTGGCTAAGGCCATGCTTAACAAGTCTAAACTGGTCAAGAAGCGCATACCAGTTAAGGGTAAGAACGGTAAGGTCTTTTACCGTATGCAATGGATAGATGCCAGTGCCAACGTACCTGGGGCTGAGCACCATAAGGGCGAGACTACTTTTGCCCACCATGAGCATGAGATACGACAGATTGAGAGAGCGCAAAGTAACCGCTTCCCTGTCGTACATCACGATACCAAGAGCCTTAAAGTGGGTGCTGGTGTACAGAACCACCAACATGACCATGAGAAGGTACGGGAAGCTGAGAAGGCTTATCACGCAGGGGAGAAACTGCCACCTGTACGGATCAATCATAAGGGTGAGGTAGTCCACAATGAGCATCTAGTAGAAATGGCTAAGAAGCTCGGGTTATCCCACGTTCCGGTCATCGTTATGGGCAATCCTACAGAAAAGAAGAAGCTGGAGGATAAGCTCAAGGATGAGGTAATGACTCAGGTAGAGGATGAAGAGGGCAAGAAGATCACTGTACCTGCTGCTGTAGCTGCTTCTGGGTTCAGTGGAGACCCAGTAGCCGGAAACGTAGAGCAGCACCCTGATGTCGAGCACTTTAAGACCTTTACCTCCAAAAAGTACACAAAGCAGCACATTATGGATGAAGCTCGGAAACAGGGAATAAAATGGACAGAGCACACAAAAGCTGGAGAGAGTTTAGAAAACCATCCTGCTATTATGTGGAAGAACGCTCACATGGCTATTGTTGACCACATCAAGTCCGGCAAGTCCTTCACAGTAGATCATAATGAGAAGGACGTAGATGCCCGCATGAAGCAGGAAGGTCATGATAGCGTCCATAAGCATTTCTTGAAAATAGTCGAAAAACATGGAAGCCGTGAGGCAACTATGGAATGGGCTAAGGGTGCTGGCATATCCTGGAAGGAGAAGGATGACCCCTCTATCAACTGGATGTATGCTGCAACAGCTATCAAGCGTGAGTTGTCTAAAGGACGCATGGTGGATGGCGTACGTACTCGTCAGAAAGATGCTATGGCTGAAGCCAACCTAGTAGTCACTGACCAGATCAAAGGAATGGTTAAGGAGTTTGGACAGAAGTACGGCAAGAAAGCCGTATATGACCGTGCTGATGACTTAGGCATCCTTTACAACAAGTTTGATGCTAAGGGTAATGCCTATGAAATGGATTCTCCTAAGATGTGGATGAATGCTTCCATGGCTATCCAGCGTTACCTAGCACAGGGTAATACCTTCTCCATTGGTGAGGATAATGTCGATGAGACTGGTATAGCTTCACGTGTTGGTGACTACGGTGATACCAAGTTGTCTAAGCAGCAGTCTGGCGCTGTAGACCTTGGGAAAAGAAATAGTCAGTCCTTTGAATTAAAGGCGAAGAAGTGGGCGTTGGATGCTCTAAGGGCAGACCAAGGAGCTGATGCAGACGTAGACAGCATGTATGATCAGTTCATGCATAATGCCCGTAATGCGAAGGTAATGGTACACTTCGACCCATTCGAGGAGCTACCAAATGGTGTAAGCCTACTGGAGCAGCTATCATCTGACAACGAGCTTAAGAACAACTGGGTAATGGGCAAGGTCAGTGACCCTGAGGGTATGGAGATCAACGAGCGTGAGCTATTTGACTACGACTATGATGAGACTCCTCATAAGGAGCGTCCTAACTATGGGGTAATAGACTTGTTCAACCAAGGACTTAAGTCTGCTCCGTATGGTGATGTTGCATTCGTGCTCAAGGATGACGTTAAGAAGCGTACTACAGGTACTCACACTGACTCATCTAACCTTGAATACGAAACGAACGGTAAGCTAACCCGTTCCATGGAAGACCCCCACCACTTAATAGTGGATAAGTGGAAGTCTAGATGGAATAAGGTAGCTGGTAAGGACGCCAAGCGTAAGAGATTCATGGAGGGTATTATCAGTGGTGAGAAAGTAGGTAACGACGGTGACTACTTTGAGGCACACGTACATGGTGGACTAGACCTTCGCCGAGACGTAGACCATATCCTAGTCCCTGCCCACTGGCAGAACGATTCGGATTACGAGTACCACCATGAAGCCCTACAGCACTTCAGTAAGCTGATGAATGTGTCTATCAAGTATGAATAGGTGGTGTGAGGTATGGCTAAGATGCAGGTCGTAGCCGTCAAGCTTAGCAAAGAGCCTATTTCCATCAAGGTGGCCTACCAGAAAGAGGGTAAGCTATATATCAGGACTGGAGAGGATGGATTTACCCATGGTAAGCCAGCCAACGCTCCACTGAATTCCTTACTGAACAAATGGGGTTTCCGTAGAGTAGGAAACCCTCCAGAGTTTAGGGATGCCGAGGAACTGATAGATGGTATAACAGGGTTTGGGCTACAGCAGGATGGCACTATTAAGTACCAGCCTTAATGCAGGGAGGTGACGATTCCGGTCACCTCCCTTTTTTTATGTCGAAATCGGCATAGAGAACGGAGGTGTAGGATGTCGTTGCTGGAGTACAATCCCCATATAGGGGTAGAGATTGGGGAGTTTGTGGAGCAG